AATAAACTTCCGTGTCGTGACCGTGTACGTACACGTTAAACGTAACAACAAATTACCTTCTATGAATTCAACTTCATACACAATTCACATTTCGCGCCTTGTATTCCTCCCCCGAATATGGTATAATATATACGTCAACAGGGAAACCTGTTGACGGTGCCATGGTTTTATTTTCCCTCATGCGCGTCGCTTTGTACCTTTCACGACGCGCACGGTACGCTAGCGATAACAGGCAGTAGGCAAGCCGAAGGTTTTAACCCCTTTTCCCTAACATCGTTGGTTCGAGTCCAACCGCTAGCACAAGTAGTATATAATTTGACAAGCAAAGTAACAACACCAGTACTACAAACACAAACAAAACAAACAGAAAGAAGGAAAATCAATGTGATTAGCAAGTACATGTACGAAGTCACAATCGACTACCTTGCGTCCGATCACGGAAAAGTCAAGCTTGAGTCATGTGACTTTCACACCTCGAACTACAAAGGCGTTTCAAAAATCCTAGCAACAACCAAAGCAAGGGCAGACTGTGCCGTAAAAGGTTTCCGCTTCCTTCACGTAAAATGCGCGACGGCACGCCGCGCGGTCTTCACGTGTGACGAAGAGGAATTCGCGTCTATCTGTGAACAGCAGTTCGACGTGATCAACCCCTTCACCATAGCAGAATGGGCGGAAATCGACAACCGTATCACCAAAAACTAATCTAACAAGGAGAACAAAAATGAACACCGAAAACTACACCTCGAAAATCACCTTCTCGTCTCGCGATCTCACTCCCCTCGAACAGGTCAAGTACCGCGACCTCTCGAACACAGCCGCGCTCGACAAAGAACTCACCGACCCGGCGAATAACGGCCGGATCACACTCACGCCCTCGCTCATCTTCACGGTCGACGTTCATAACCCGAAGTCGAAGAACTCGAACGACTATTCTTGCACGGTCATTGAAGACAGCGAAACCGGAATGCGTTACCGCACTTCTTCCGAATCCTTCCGCTCCGCGCTCACCGAGATACTCGACGGCCTTAAGGAAGTCGGAATCGACCCGCACACCGTCCCGCTCGCGATCTACACCGTAGACAGCAAGAACTATCAGGGTAAAAAGTTTATCACCGTTTCCATTGCCTAACTAAGGGCAACATTCGCCGCCCGAACTCCCTCGGGTGGCTTTATTTATCGAAAGGAACAAAAACCATGGCAAACAAGCGAATCCGGAAAAAACGCTCGTTGACTAAGCGTCAAAAGGAACTCCGCGCGATATACTCACGCGAGCGTAAAAATGCAGTAGCGCGTATGCGTCGGCTTGAAAGTGAAGGGTATGTTTTCGATTACGAAATACGTTCGCTTTCTCCCGAATTCAACCCGACAATGCGCGATATTGAACGAGTTAAAAAATTACGTGGCGAATCATTAACACAGACTGGATTTGAAATCTCTTTCGAAGGCGAAATAATTTCGGAACCGACCGCTAAGGGAATCAAGCGGTTGCAGAAAGTTTCTGAGTCTAAAGTTCCGGAAGTTAAAAAGCCTACAGCCGAACCGCCCCGCTACCCCGAACGTCCTTCCACTTCCGAAGGTACAACCCTCGAACCGGAAGAACCCGAAGACAAAGAAGTCGAACCCGAATATTTTCCCAAACCTTCCCGCGCTGATCATCCGCCGGTCTGGAACGATTACGTCTTAATGCGTACCCTAGGAATGGGCGCACGCTATGCACAATACACACACCCTGACTATCAGAACGTAGCCGCACGTGGTCAAGAACTGGTGAACGCCCTCCGCGACGCGATCAACAAATTCGGAACTGACCGAGTAGCACAAGTTCTATACGATCTGATGCAGGAAGTCGGCGACCTATTCGACGAAAAAGTCTTCTACGACGGTCAAGCTTTTTCATCTTCCATGGAAAAACTTTACAACGCTTTCACGGAAGCCGGTTTCGTCGACGAACAAACGCGCGACCGTGAGATTGAAAAATGGGAAGACGCGCAGGAACAACTTCAGAATCACGAAGACTATGACACATGAAGCGGCAGGAAAAGCCGCCGCGCGTTTTTATCTGTGACTTTGAAACCTCGGTTTACGAAAACCAGACTTCAACCGAAGTCTGGGCGGCGGCAACAGTCGAAATGTACTCCGAGAACGTCACAATACACAATTCCATAAACAAATGGTTTGATAACATCTGTGAACTAGCAAGATATGACAACCTCGTCGTTTACTTCCACAACCTGAAATTCGACGGTAATTTCATTCTCTGGCACTTACTGTATCAAACCGAATTCAAGCCCGCAAGTGTCGAAATCTCCGAATCAGACGTCACCTTTTTCGACAACTGGAAAATTCCGAACAATATGTACACCTACAGTATAGGCCGCCTAGGCCAATGGTACTCCATTCACATCCGGAAATTCAACCACACCATCGAAATTCGTGACAGCTTGAAGTTACTTCCATTCGCTTTACGTAAAATCGGAAAAGACTTCAAAACCAAACACCAAAAACTGGAAATCGAATATGAAGGCGAACGGCACGCGAACGGTACGATCACATCCGACGAAAAAGCCTATATCGCGAACGACGTTCTCGTGATCAAAGAAGCACTAGAAATCATGTACTCGCAAGGTCACGACAAACTGACAATCGGATCCTGTTGTATGGCCGAATTCAAGCACATTCTTTCCGACGACTTTCGCGAATTCCGCGATGTCTTCCCGAACATGTCCGAAGTCTCAATCGACCCCGACTTATACGGCGAATCCAACGCAGACGCATACATTCGTCACGCCTATCGTGGTGGTTGGTGCTACCTTGTCAAAGGAAAAGAAAACAAACTTTTCTACAACGGCACAACGGTCGATGTCAACAGTCTTTATCCCTCGGTTATGCACTCCGAATCCGGCTCGCGGTATCCAGTCGGAAAACCTTACTTCTGGAAAGGTGCGATACCCGAAAAGTTGGCCGGACGATTCAAAGACGATTACTATTACTTCATCCGTCTAAGAACTCGATTCAGAATCAAACCGGGATATCTTCCGTTCATTCAGATCAAAGGCAACCCGATGTACCGTGGTACAGAATCCCTTGAAACGTCTGACATACTTCACTATGGCAAGTATTACGACCACTATATCAGAGACGGCAAGGACTACCCCGCCGTCGTGACACTGACCCTGACTTGTACCGACTACCAACTATTTCTCGAACACTACGACCTCTATGACACCGAAATTCTTGACGGTTGTTACTTCCGTTCCGAAATCGGCATATTCGATGACTATATCAACAAATACCGCGAAATCAAGGAACACAGCAAAGGCGCAATTCGACAAATAGCAAAACTCTTCCTTAACAACCTCTACGGCAAATGCGCGACTTCCTCGGACTCGTCATTCAAATACGCTCGTACCAACGAAGACAACACACTACACTTTACAAACATCGAAGACCATTCGAAAGAAACCGTCTATATTCCAGTCGGCGCGGCGATCACTTCATACGCACGCAATTTCACAATACGCGCCGCACAGAAAAATTATCACGGAAAGGATAAACCCGGATTCATCTATGCAGACACCGATTCACTCCACCTCGACCTCCAGCCCGACGAACTCGTCGGCGTCCCGGTACACCCTACAGCCTTCTGTCACTGGAAGCTCGAATCAAGCTGGGACACAGCTTTGTTCGTCCGGCAAAAAACTTACGCAGAACACATTACGCACGAAGACCTCGAACAAATCGACAACCCACACTGGGAAATCAAATGCGCGGGACTTCCCGAATACTGTAAAAACCTCTTTCTCGCGTCCCTCGAAGCCGATCCAGAAATCGACAGTCATTGGAGCCCCGAAGAAATCAGTTTTGCGAAAACACATCGTGAAATAACCGACTTCAAAAACGGCCTCGCGATCCCCGGAAAACTCGTTCCCCGCAGAATGCCGGGCGGAGTCGTCCTGACGAAAACAATGTTCGAACTCCGCGCGTCCTCGGTTGAAGTTTCGCTCGAAGACCTATAAAACCGCCCCGGAAATATTCTTTCCGGGGCTATATCAATTCGTTGAGAGCTGGAAGTTCCGTTTGCATTTCGGCAAGTACGTCGGCACTTTTTACAGTGTGCAATCCGCCGCGCTTGAATCCAGACGGACAACGTGATACGCTGTTTAATAACTAACCGCACACATTAAAGCTTCTTTTGCTTCCAGATTCTGGAATCTGAAAACGCCGTGTTCGAAGTACGAACGAAGCTGAACGACCAAATACTTCATACTGTTAAGCATAACATAGTTAATGTTGTGGTCGGCTGTTGTCACTGAAAGTCTTTCTGGATAACTTTCGTCGGCTTTAGTTGTGCAGTACGCGATCCCTAAATCAGGATATTCCCTGATTCCGAATGATTTCCCCTTGTATTTCAATGTCGCGATGTACCTTGATCTTCCAGACGGCGTTTCTACGAATGCCGTACTGTCGTTCAGATAAACCATTTGCGTAAGATAATCAATCTGTCTGTTCGCGACGAAAGCCCGGTTAAACGCTGAACTTTTCTGTGTGTTCGCGGCCGATTCATTAAAACCCTGTTCCAGAACAAAACCCTCGCCGCGAAGAAACTTAGTGTCTGATCTCAAACGCTGAGAAATTCCGAACGCTGTATAATATGGGTTCAGCAGGGACACCAGATTTGACAGCATAAAAACCGGAAGATATCTACACTGCTTTCCCCCGCCCCTAGCAAGCGAAGTATGTATCGAGACGAACTTGTCGACCTCGTTCGAACAGTATTTCGCACATTCTGACTGAAACTCGTCGAACAATATTCTCCGACACTGTGAAAGCAGATGCGAGAACTTTTTTATTTTATCTGCCGCATTCAGCGCGAAAGCATAACCGCACGATTCACCGTTCAAGAAAAGTTCGACATACGCGCCCTTTTCCCTATTGACACCTTCCATTTCATAACCCTGAAAGAAAAGCGTTCCGATGTCGTTGAAGAATTTCGCCGCGACGTTATTCAGTTCTTCTGACCAACGATAAAGCAGTCCGAACTTCTCACCATTTTTCAAAAACCTATTGACAAAATACCTAGCAAAATACGTTGTCTTTCCGGCACTTCTGTTCGAAGTACACAAATAAATTTCAGGTGTTTCGCCGTTTATGTCTTTCATCGAGAGCAACTTTGTGCCGTCGTAATACTCCATTATTTTCACCTCTTTACATTATTATACCACAAACTTTCGAAAAAGTCAAGTCTTTTTCCTTGACATTTTCGAAAATCTGTGGTATAATTACATTAGTAAAGGAGATGAAACCGTTGGCAATCCGCACCAGAGAAGAAATCACAAACCTAATCAATGAACGCATAACCGCGAACGATGATTCAACTCTCGAACTGATTGGAGATCTTACCGACACAATCAATGACCTTTCCACACGCGCGACAGCGGCCGAACAAAAAGCGGCGGACACTGAAACCTCATGGAGAAAACGCTACCGCGACAGATTTTTCGGTACCGGGTCAAACGACCCCGAACCCCCTCCGACCAACCCGAGTGATGAACAGACGAACGGATGCAACACCACATTCAACGATATATTTAAGGAGATGAATTAAATGCCTGTTAAGCCTAGAATCGTCACACTGACGAACTCGTCGGTTGACGTCCTCAACGCGATCCGTAATTCCGCGACCATAAACTTTCAGAATTACGTTCCCGTCGCGACTTCCGATCCGGAATCCGTCCGTACAATCGGCGCGATCATCTGTGACAACCCCCAACTTCAGAACGAATTTCTTAACGCGCTCGTTAACAGAATCGGACGTGTTATCTACACTTCCAAATCTTACCAGAATCCGTGGGCAGTCCTGAAGCGCGGAATGATGGTGTTCGGCGAAACCGAAGAGGAAATTTTTGTCAATCTGTGCAAGATTGAAAATTATGACCCCTCGGACGCCGAGTCAACACTTTTCAAGCGCAATGTGCCTGACGTTCGGACTACCTTCCGAGTGATCAACTACAAAAAACTCTACCCGATGACGATCCAGAACGACGATCTCCGTACCGCTTTTCTCTCGTGGGATGGTGTGACCTCGCTTATTTCGAAGCTCGTCGAATCGATTTACACCTCGGCCGAATATGACGAGTTCCTTGTCATGAAGTACCTTCTCGCACAGCACATTCTCGCGGGACACCTGACCCCGATCCAGATTGCCGCAGTGTCTTCTGACAACGCGAAGGAAATCGTTACCAAAATCAAGCAGATTTCGAACGGATTCCGTTTCATGTCGACGAAGTACAACATGGCCGCAGTTCCACAGCTTTCGCGCCCTGACGAACAGTATATAATCGTCAACACCGATTTCGACGCAAGCATGGACGTGAACGTTCTCGCGTCGGCGTTCAACATGGACAAAGCGGAATTCGTCGGCCGTCGGATTCTTGTCGACTCGTTCGGCGAACTCGACACCGCGCGACTCGGCGAAATCTTTGAAGGCGATCCCACTTATGAAGAAATTTCCGCTGACGATCTCGAAAAGCTCGACGCCGTTCCCGCAGTTCTTCTTGACCGCGACTTCCTCGCGATCTATGACAACCTGATTCAGTTCACGGAACAGTACAACGGAAAAGGCCTTTACTGGAATTACTTCCTTCACCTTTGGAAGACGTTCAGCGTCTCGCCGTTCGCGAACTCTGCTGTCTTCACACCGACCGCGCCGGGCGTCACTTCTGTGGCCGTCACACCGTCTACCGTCGCTAATCCGTCCGCTGGCACTGAATTCGGACTGACCCCGAACGTCACTACAACCGGGTTTGCGCCTACAACTGTAGATTACGTTTCCAGTTCCGCAAAAGTCACTGTCAACAAGGCTGGACGTGTAAAGGTCGTTACCGCGCTCAACGCGAAGGAAAGTGTCACGATCACCGTGAAATCGACTTTCGATCCGAACAAGACCGCAACTTGTACCATTTCCGGACCGAATTCGTAACTTGTAGAAAGGAGAAGCGGCCGACAGAATCACGTCGGCCACATAACCTATATGTACGTTGCGCCTAACACAAACGTAAAATTCATCCGGAATTGCCCACTGACACAGAATCTCGATCACACGATTCTTTTTGAAAGCCGCGAAGCGCAGACGTCATACTTTACCGGAATCGCGGAATACACACGCGACAAGTACAGCTTTCAGCGTAGACGGCCGGGAGTCATTCGCGTCGATATCCCTTACGAGTCTTGCATATATTTCAATTATATGTGCTACCAAAATAACGCTCACGCGAACAAGTGGTTTTACGCTTTTATAACAGGCTGTGAATATGTGAACGAAGGTGTGTGTGACATTTTCTTCACCCTCGATGTTTTACAGACGTGGATGTTCGACTGGGAACTCGGCTCGTGTTTTGTTGAACGTGAAACGACGCCAACGGACGAACCGGGAGATTATTTACTTGATGAAGGACTAAATACCGGAGACTTTATCAGTGACACGCCGCAGTCGTGGCGTGCGGTTATGCACTGGCTGATTGCGGCAACGGTTGACCTCACTACTTCAAGCTTTCCGAATCTGGAAAATCCTGTTAAATTTTATTCCCGACAATGCTGTGAATACAACCTTTTCGCGGGAACTGGGACGACTGGTGTTACCTCGGTTCTGAAGCTGCTGATTGACGCTGGTAAATCCAGTGCAATAAAATACCTTTTCCCGGCAGTGGGACAGTGCCTAATACTCGCGGGTCTCCCGGACGAAATAAATACTGTTGTCGGACAGCAAGTCGCATATGATTCACCGTCAACAACACGACCAACTACTTTTGATGGATATACGCCTAAAAACAAAAAATTGTTATGCTATCCATATAGTTTTTTAGCCGCAGTATCGACAGAAGGACAGGTCGCCCAATATCGTTATGAATGGTTCACCGACCCTGACAATATTGATTTCAAGATTGAAACGTCGCTGACACCGCAGTCATATGTGAAAATGTCACCCGCGAACTATTTCGGAAAAACGATTAACCGTGAATTATCGGCGACACTTTCACCACTTCCGTTAGGTGGTTTTAACTATGACGTCTATAGCACGTGGTTTGCGCTGAACAAAAACAAAATCCGGAACACTGAATTCTGGGACACTGTGAACATGGTTCGCGAAATTGCAGGTGGCGCGGCGCAGGGCGCGACAGGTATTGCACGAACAGCTGGGCAAGAAAGTGCTTTGGTTGCTAGTGGTGTTTCCCCACTTACCGCAGTCAATCTTTCAGCGGCGGGATATTTAGGTGCCGGTCTGATAGCTTTAGGAAGCGTCGCGAACGCTAGCTTGTCATTGTTAGAGAAAGCAACAACCCGCCAAGCCGCTTACCGTGATATGCAGGCAATGCCGAATGAATCAGCATTGCAGGCGGGAACGATTGACGTACAGTTGGCAACGAACAATTACGGTTGGGATCTACGGAAAATGCACATGAGACCGGAGAATCTGAAATCGCTTGATGACTTCTTCTCACGTTTCGGCTATAAAGTAATGCAGACCGAAATACCGACGCTGAAAAATCGTCCCGTCTGGGATTATATTAAAACCCTTGACACCGATATTGCAGGTCAAGTTCCGGTCGCGGATCTCGAAGAGATTAAAGCTAAGTTCGTGCGCGGAATTACCTTCTGGCATAACTCCGCGACTTTCGGCGACTACACGCAGGACAATTCACCGACAGGAGGTTAACAATTGAGCAGAGTACGAAAAGTTATAAACGACGACGACTTTTGGTCGGCCGCCGCCCAAAATAAATGGACGATGTTCCGGACCCTGAATCAGCTTTCGGAAATCGCCGTTTCGATGTTCGAATGGGAAAACCTCCCCGACACGGTTGACGCGCGTTTCCTCGAAACGATTCTGTACCGGGAAGGAAAGATTCTTTTCTTCCGGGACGAAGACGCAGACGGATTCGCGGTCGCGCGTGTCGCGCTTTCCGGGCAGATGGGAATATACGACACACCGACAGAACGGAATTATTACACCACAGCGAATCAAATTCGCGGTCGGCGTTCCCCCGCGGATTCTGTTATCATATGGAACAATTTCATGCGTGAACCGTCGTTCCCGATCATGAAGTCGTTCGCGATGGATATCTATGATATTCACCGGACAGCAATCATCAACTGTAAAGCGATGAAGACGCCGTTACTCGTCACTTGTAGCAGAAATCAGGAACTGACGCTGAAAAACCTTTATATGAAGTATGACGGAAACGAACCCGCCGTTTTCGCGAAGGAAGGACAGCTGGACGCAGATTCGCTGAAAGTGATAAATACGCAGGCACCACTTGTCGCGCCGCAGATGTTGGCCGTCGAGCAAGCGTTATATGCGGAAGCGTTAAAGTACTTAGGCGTTCAGGGCGCGGCAAGCGAAAAACGCGAACGACTTGTGTCAGCTGAAATGTCAGCGTCGCAGGGATCAACTTTCGCGATGCGATATTCACGTCTGGCGATGCGGCAGGAAGCGGCGAAGCAGATAAACGCTATGTTCGGATTGAACGTCGGCGTGAAATTCCGCGCGGAGACGTTGGAGTCGTTCGAAATCGAAGAAGACTTAGGCGCGGGAGGGCTTGAAAGAGATGAGTAAGTTTACAACGGAAGTCCGGTTTTTATGTGAATCGCTGACAGGACTTTCTGATTCTGTTGATGGGTCTAAGATTGACGCGACGATTGACAAAGCGATCCCGATTATATTCGACGAAGCTAGAATAAAGGCACGTTGCAGTTATTTTACAGACGAATATCTGGCACAACTGTATCACGCGATTCTGGCGCATTACTATTTCGACGAAATCGGATCAGAAACCTATGGTTTATGGCGGTATCGGTTGAATACCAAGATGACGGAAATCATTCCGTTTTATGATGAAATCTACCGGACAGTTTTGTTAGATTTTGACATTTTGAAGAACGTCGATTATAACACAACAAGCAATCGCGACAAGAACACAGATAGTACCGAAAACAAAACGAAAGACACTGACGCGACGAACACGGACAACAACACGCAGGACTACACGCGAAAGGTCGACGGAAAACGCGATCTGACGACTACTGGAACTGACAGCAGAACGACGACTGACACCGGAACTGTCACGGATCAGGGAACGAACAGCGGAACATCTAGTGGATCATCTTTGGATTTACACAGTGACACGCCGCAGGGCGGCGTATTTGTGCAGGACGTCGAAAAGCATGATTATCTGACTGACGCGCGGAAACAGTCGAACTCGGGGAATACCTCGGGAACGGACAATAACACGAGAACGCTTGACACTACGAATCAGTCGGAAGGGACTAGCGGCGGGACTGCTAAGGAAACGACCGGAACCGAACGAATGGATAAGACCACGGACGCGCGGAAGAAAGTTGTTGACGAAACAGTGACGACGGACACGACCGGAAAAGTCAAGACTGTTGACGATTATGTTGAACACGTTGTAGGACTGAAAGGAAATACGTTTACGAATTTAATCAAGGAGTTCCGTGAAAATATCGTGAACATCAATGTGATGATCATTGATGAACTCGCGGATCTTTTCATGGGACTATGGGAATGATTTGGAGGTGTAACTAATGGACGATAAAGCAATGTTTGATGTGCTACAGCCTTTTATGCCGATGTGGTGCCAAAAGGTACTTCCAGCGGTATTTGATCAGTCGTTGAGCTATTACGAACTTCTTTGTAAGGTTTTACAGAAGTACAACGAGCTGGTTGTTATCGTGAACGCGCACAGCGAAAAGCTGGAGGATCACGAAACAAGAATAACGACGCTTGAGACGATCACGAAGGAAATACAGCAGAAACTCGCGGAGCTTGACACGCAGGTGAAGCAGAATACCGCGAATATCGCCGCGCTGACTGAACGTGTGAATCAGCACGATGAGGAGATTGAGACGATTCAGGCGTTTATTGATGGACTGGCGAATTCGACGAGTGAACACGGTTTCGAAATCAATCAGACAGCGAACACTATCTCGTTCGATATCAACGGCACGGTGATTCCGTACCTGTCGGCAGTTGACACGCTGATTAAACGTGGCGCACAGGTCATGAAAGGAAATTTCGCTGGCGGATCTGTTATGCTGGGCGGTTTTGACACTTCCGTTACAGCCGGTCGGATTTATGGATTCTGTGTCGGCGTCGAAAATGGTGATCTTCATTATATTACGTTTGTGTCAAATACAAACGCGAACGACGCGAACACGGGAACGATTTCGTCATGGAAAAGTGTTGAAGTTCTCGATATTTCAGATATCACGCAGTCCGAAGGAACGGAAGAATACAAAACGATTTCGCAGAAGGTTATTACCGATCTGCTGAAAAAGAAACTCGCGGCAGATATGGGTATTTCTAACGCGACAGTGGGCGGATATCTGAATATCGCTAGTGTCGACGCTAACGGACGTCCGCTGACTTATGGATGGGGGACACCGGGCGGGTCAGGTGGTGACGTTAATGTCGTCCAGACAACCGGGCAGAGTACGACAGATGTAATGTCGCAGAAAGCGACTACGGACGCGATCAACAGTGTTAAGACCAACGCTGACGCTGGCGCGACTGCCAACAATAATCTGGCCGCTACAGTCGTTTATCCGACCACAGCAGGCGGCACTGATGGAAAGTTTGTCGACAAAAACGGTGCGACGATCACAAGGGCGGCTCTTCTGGCGTCGCTGATAGGCGCGGACGGAAAGAACAGCGTTTTCGCGGTTAAGAAAACCGGATCTTCCGAGTGGCAGAGAATCACGTGGTACAAAGCGTCGGCCGGCGAAGGAATCTATGATTTCGAATGGTGGGAGTACGACGGAACGAACGCGAAGTGCGGCGTTGACCGGATCACTATGGCGACCACTGGTTTGTTCGCGGTTAGCGAAAGAAGCAGTAAGGATTTAGGCGGCGGAACTGCCGGAATCGTCGACTACACAGATCTCGGTGATTGTTTATATGGCGAACAGATTGCAAGCACTTTTAGAGATCTTGTCTTGGATGGACTAAGTACACCCGACACAAATTCCGAAGTAAGTGGATACCTTAAAATTCCGAAAACTGTCACAACCTACCAAGAGGGCGCAGAATATCTACTTGGTCTAGGTGCTTTCACCGCGACCGTCCCGCTATACGCTCGGTCTGGCACTGCTGTTCAACATTTTGAGCACGTTGTTTTTACACCAATAAAGCAATATTTTCTAAGCGGCGGAATTGATTATACTCGCTACTTTTGTTACGCTTCGTTACCGTTTATTACTGACGATAACGCTGTATATGTGTATCATGTGACAATGGAGATTGACAACATAAACACGACTTACAAAGACCATCTGTCAGTCACTATAAATTATTCATACAGCGAACACACATGATTAGCACAATTATATCCGCGCTGTCTTCACTCGTTGGCACTCTGGGCGGTATTCTCGCCGCTCAGAGTCTGGTGAACTGGAGGTTGCAGTCACTTGAAAAGAAGATAGGATCACTTGAAGAAAAGATTGATTCATACCATGAACTCGACAAGCGTATAACGATTCTGGAGGAACATTTGAAATGATGACTTATAACATTTCGCCGTTTGAATGTGGGGACTTCCGTTGCACAAGCAGACAGGGCTTAAGGATTCATCCGATTGCGAAAGTTCCGAGAATGCACAATGGAATGGATCTTGTCGCGAAGTCTGGTGTGTGTGTTCCATATGTCGTTTCGGTTGAAGACGGAACAGTGGTTCGTTCTAGGTGTGTAAAACGCGAAGACGACACCGGAAACACGTGGCAATGGGGGGAGTATGTCGCGATTCGCGGGCGATCTGGAAGAGTGATATATTACTGTCACCTTGACAAGCGTCTTGTTTCAGCCGGTGAGACTGTTAAAGCAGGGGAACGAATCGGAATTGAAGGGAACACCGGATATTCGACAGGAAGACACCTTCATTTCGAAGTTCGGAACGCAGGCGGTAAAGCAGTTTCGGCGGCCGGCATTCTGGGGATTCCGAACAGTGTCGGAGAGTTTTACGCTAACGACGATTCGGTTGACAGTATTACGCTTGTCGAGGGTATGAAGTACTCGAACGGAAAAGCGGTACCCAGACGACTCTGGGGGCAGACGTTCGAGGTTGGCAGAAGATCAGGGAATAAAGCTTATTTACCCGAAATAAATAGCTGGGTCATTGAAAGATGAAGAAGTTAACAGCTGGGAACGTCTGGCGGTTTTTGAAGACGATCACACTTTGGAATATAATCGCGATGCAGTGTGGTTTGTTGATGTGCATTATCATGCAGTTCGTCACCGGGTACGATTTTTCCGGAATCGCGACGGCCGTTAGTGTCGGGTGTGGTGCGGAATGTTTAGTGGGCGGTGCTATTAAGGTTTTCGAGATTTTGAAAGCTGGAAAGAAGGACGATTTTATTGAATAAGATAAACTGGAAGGAAAAACTTTCGAGCCGGAAGTTTTGGTGCACGCTGGCTGGCCTTGTGTCTGCTGCGCTGGTTGCTTGCAATGTTGATCAGGGAAGCATTGCACAGATTACCGCGATCATAGCGGCCGCCGGTGTGCTGGTCGCGTTTATCGTCAGCGAAGCGGCAGTGGATGTGGCGCGACAGAATTCGAATAAGGAATAGTGAAAAAGGCAGTCGAAAGACTGCCTTTTTGTTTTATACTTTTCGGGAATAGCGGCCGGAATGATCAGATTTACCGTTTAAGAAATCACGTCGATCAGCGTCGAATATGTCGTCGGAGGTGTCGAAGTCTCGAAAGCGAACGTGACGTTCTACAACGTAAAACTTGTCGTTCCACGGCGCGTTCAGGATCCGCGCGCGGGCTTTTTTGAATTCGAGGTTGCAGGTCGGAAAGGGGGATTCTTCAAGCGAGTCTTCCGGAAAGAAGTAGCCTTGACTTTCAAGCTGGCGAATTTCGGCCGGTGTAACTAGTTCGTTTTTGTAGATCATTCGCGTCGATGTGCGGCGGTCGAAGAAGCGACGCTGGCGGGGGAGGAGCTGAGAAGGCAGTGCGAATCGATAGTAGAGTTTATCGACGGCCATTTGGATTCACTCCTTCATACGCGACTATTACTTGATAGCACGAACGTAGAATTCCGACGTATTCGTATGAGACTGAAATTATTTTCAGTTTGTAGCGTTCCGTGAACTGGTTGATTGATTCAATCAGTCGGGGAATATCGGGTTCAGAGAAACAGGTGACGAAATGCGCCGTTAGTCGTCACCTTCTTTGACTGGGGAGAATCGGATCAGGAGATCTCCGGAAAGGTTTTCGTCAAGGTGAAGCGAATCAGGGGAGATTTCGACGTCGGCTGAAAAACGAATCGTGTGATTCGGAAGCTTTTCGAGAGCGATTGACAGGGCTTTTTTCAGCCATGCGATGTCGTTGTCGCGCACGTCGAGCTTGTCGGAAAGTTCCTTGTTCCGCTTTTCGAGCTTGTCGATACGGTCGTTGAAGTATGCACGTTCACGTTTTACGAACTGGTCGTTCAGCTCTCTCTTTTTGTGGGCAATTGACTGTGCCTTGAAGAGGGAGTGAAGTTCGATGAGGTCGAGGGGAGTAAAGACGTGGCCGATGTTACCGGGAACGAAACCGTGGCAGTCGGTGTCCAGATAATCTTTGACGGTGCAATTCGGGTTCTTGCAGATTGCGCAGAAGTTAAGCATGGTAATTATTCCTTTCGTAACGATTGAATGTGGGATAGAGGGCATCAATGAAAAAGAAATCGTGGGAAACGTAGGCGATGTAATCGCGGTAATCGTGCGTGAAGATGAAAGCGTGTGTAAGATAACGTTTCAGTTCGTCGAGGTAAGCGTGATTTCGGGGAATCCAGTACCCTCCCCATTCGTAAAGCATGATGTCGGGTGCGGTGTCATAGCCAGCGAGAAAATCAGGGAGACGTGCAGGGGAGATGTCGAGGGAAGCGGGAAGGAGGTTGAGCTGGATTTTCCATGCGGTGTCAATGACGTCGATCCACCGGGTTATTCCGCTAGGCATGTTGTCGCTTGTGCAAAGGCCGTCAATGTAGTTCCAGTCGCGGAGAACAGCGGAGAGCGGCAAACGGAAGACGAGGACTGAATCGTTGTGATTCATGGGGAAAGCAGAAACCATGGAAGACGAACCGAGGGAGTAGGCGAAGGGGGAATCGGAGTGGGCTTGCTTGTTGTCACGCTTTAGCGCACGCGCGAGGGCTTGAATTGTTTTCTTGTAGACCATTTGTTTGTTCCTTTCTATCCCCTTTGGGGATATCTTATTATATCATATTTCGTGGGAAAATGCAAGGGTTTTTATGGGGAAAATTTGTAAATAATGTGTGAACTACTGGGTAAAATGGGAAGTCGTGGTGCGCCGGCACCGCAGGCCGATATCTACACTTCATCGCTTTAGCACTTTACCACTTTACCGTACTAAAGTGATTCGGCTAACTAACTACTTTAGCGAAGTAAAGCGTTAACACTTTACCATAGTAAAGTCGACAGCTGTCGAACTCGACACTCGTAGTGTTTTACGAGTGTCGAGGTTTGCGGTCACTTGACCGTCTCAGCGTCTTTTATGATGTCGAACATCGCGCCTTCAGTGAAGGTGATGCGTCCGCGACTCGGTGTGCAGGTGTCGCGACGAATGCGTTCGACGAACCAGCCGGACGGCCGGCTCACCAAATCAAACTTAGTTGATTCGGGTCGGCCGTTATATGATTTCGCGAATGCTTGCGCGTTAGGGTCGACCGACAGTGCGCGGCAACCGACACGGTTTTTGACCTTGACACACGCCGGAAAAAGCTTGACGGCCTTGACCACGTCGTCGGCGGTTATCGTTCTGATTCGTGCTTTTCCCTCTGCCGCGATAATCGCGTCGTTAAGCGGCTGTGCTTTCTCCAAAAACTCTGCCCGCTTTTCCGACCACTGCGCGGACAGCTTTTCAGCCTTTTTCGTGTCACCGTGCTTTTCAGCGCGGGTACGTTCGGACGCTATTCTGTCCATTTCACCGTCGAGCTTAATCAGCCCCGTTAGATTGATTGCTTTCATTTTAGTACCTTTCTAGCCTACCATCTTCAGACGGCCGGAGGCTATCCCGGCTGTGACGGCCTTTCGGCCGTTTCGGCTCATTTGATGTTTTCTGGGCGGTTAGTGATGACGCCTTTTTTCAGGACGAAACCCGGCTCGAACCGAGCGAGATAATTTCTTATCTTCTCGTTTCGCTGATAGCTGTCTTTTCCGGTCTGTCTGCCTTCTCCAGTTCCGTCGCCTTCATATACCGTGACGTAAACGTCGACGCCGTGATTGCCCATATAGCTGAACCAGTTAATCAGCACCATAACGGTTGCGTCGTCGTCAATGACGTTAAGGACGTTCGAACAGATAATCGCGCCCTTCACGCCCTTCACGCGCTGTGTCAGCGTGATTCGATTCAGGCTATCTTCATTCACGTCGTCCGGCTGGTTATACTTGTCCAGCGGGCAGTAAACCGCCGTTCCGTCGCTTTCAACGGCCGATTTGATGTGGTCGATGTAGCGGCCACATCCATAGTCAAGGACTATGCGGTCAGAAAGCGCGGACGACGTGAGTCGGTTATAGACGACCGGCAGACGCTTAGAGTTAATGCTGGTGCTAGCGGATGAATAGTTCTGTGACATGGTTTCCTCTTTCTGCCCGGACCCGCCGGGCGCGGTTGTTAATTTTTTCACAGGTGGCACCTTTTCCGTCCCTGTGATAATATTATACCACATTTCACGAAAAAATGCAATAGGCAAAACGACGATATTTCATACTATTTTATAGTAAATTTTTGTGCAATTTGCTAGTGTTATTTTCACACATATTTTGTTCATAATTCACATGGAAAGTGTTAAAAGTTTACTCGACTAATATAGTCAATGGGGAATTATTTAGG